GTGCGCCCAAACCGCCACAAATCAGGGCACCAGGGGGGCGGTCCATTCCGACATCTCGCCTTTGCTGATGCTGAACGGCTGGTAAGTGTTCGGCCTTCTTGCTGTGTCACAGAACCGGCACAGCTTGCATGGCTTGCTTATGAATGCTTCGATCTCCTCCGCTGTGTGCGTGAAGATGTCGATGCTCAATTCTTCAGGTGTCATTCCCCAATCAAGACCGAAGTGCTCCCAGAAATCTTTTATTGTTCCGGCAATGCAGCATGGATAGAATCTTCCGTCCATGAAATAGAACCAATGGTTGATACGTATATCACAGAACAGGAAAGCTGTGTCTGCGTCCTGGCTGCCTGTCGGATCTAATGAGATGTTATACAGGTTTCCCTTTTCGTGAAGCTCTGTCTGGATCTCTTTGTTCTGCTTGTCCAGATGGTAGTCGCTTATGGTCACGTGTATCTTCAGCCGTTCAAGTTCTTCTTTGTACGGTTTCAGCCTGTCACCAAGTATTCCATTGGTCACAAGTGCAATCACGCTTTTAGGAAAATACCATCTTGCGATCCTCACGTATTCCATGAAGTCCGGATTCAGCAAAGGCTCACCGCCCATCAGACGGATCACGCCTATTTCTTCTATCTCCGACAGCCGTTCAAATTCACGTTCAAATTCTTTCAGGTCTTTGTGCTTTGGCTTTGCAAAGACAGAAAAATGCGAACAGCCTCTACACTTCAGGTTGCACGCTTCGGTTATATGTGTTTCAAAATACGGAATCACAAATTGTCACCTTCCCATTTGCATCTATCTTGTATCGTTTGCCGGACCTTGCTGCGTACATATCTTCATGCACTTCCGCATGGCATTGTCGGCATAATGCCTGAAGGTTGTTCCATGACAGGCTGATGCCAAGATCTCCGATGTTCTCATCGGTCAACGGTGTCTTGTGATGCACGATTTCCGCCGGTGTCACAAGGCCCTTCTCCATGCAGCGTTCGCACAGACAGCCTACGCTTTGTTTGTATGCTCGGCTGGTGTTACGCCATGCCATGCTGTTGTAGAATGCGCTATGCTTCGACATCCTGTGTCCTTACCCAGAAGTGAATAAGTCCGTCCGTTAGCATCACTCTGTCCGGTGTTCTGTCCAGAACCGTATACTTCTGATCTTTGTAGGTAACCGTTTCCGCTTTTGGTTTTCTTGTTTTCTTTGTTTCTGTTTTCTTTTCTGCCATTGGTCTGCCTCCATGCAATAACAAAAGACACACGGTAAGGAGTTAAAACCGTGTGCCTTTCGCCCTGAACAACTTTTCTGTCAAGAATAAGGAAGGTATAAAATGAACCGTTGTTTGATTCTTTGACAGCATATAAGTATCATAGAATTATACTGACATACAATGACATTTACATATTTCTTTTGTAATCTTCAAACTTTTCAACCGTTCTGTAAATAAACTTATTGTTGCACCACCGCTGGAGGTTTCTTGTTTCCTTCGGTGCTTGTGATTTGTTGTATATCATCACATACGGATCATATTGAAGTTCTTTTAGTTTATAGATTCGCTCAAGGTCTTGCATATGAGATGTGTTGAAATTTGTGAGCACATACACCCTTGTGTGCCGTTCATCCGTATTAAGCAACGGCCTGAATCGTTTTAGTTTCTCATAGGTATCAAATTCATAATTATCCCATGCAAAGTGCAACATTGATATGTTCATTCTGTTCAACTGTTCACACTTCTTGTCTGTCATACACCTAATGTCAAGCCCCCCCTCAAAATTGATTTTGGCCTTTGATGCAATCAGTTGGTCAAATAGCTGTTCACAATCTTTTGATGCGGTGATGTTGGAATCCATCAGTACAATTTCCTGTTGACCGTTCCAAAACTCCGACAGATCCGCAACGGTGTGTGTTTTTCCTTCTTTTTCCGTCACGATGCAGAACGGACATTTGCGAAAGCAGCCACGTGTGAGGAATCCGAACGCACGATTTTTGATGTTGTATAAGCCGTAGTCAGGATATTGATGCTCAACCTCATCCGGCAAAGCGTTCTTCAAATCGTATCCTGTTCCACCTTTTATTACTTTGTCAGCGTTTATACAATAGTCAGCATCGGTTGAATATTCGTCGGTGAATATCCTTGACTTATACACAACATCATAGTGTTGGAAACCATTCCACCATTCCACATTGTCACCACGTTTCTTGTGATATGCTGAAATTTTCATAAGTGCAAGATTTGGAAAGTTGTATGAATCAACATCAATCAATCCTATGTTCACGTTTCATCACCTCACCAAATTCGTTCAACGCTGATCCGTGCAGCCTGTAGCAATGCCTCCATGATATGTCCATTTCGTAGGCTATCACTTCCCAGCTTTTGCACTCTATGTATCGTTTGTGCAGAAGCGTTTGGTGCTTGTGACTTTTCATTTCGCCAAGAAGATTTATAATCCTCATGCGTTTTGACCACAGACCGGACATTTCGTCTTGCAATGTTGTTTCCATCTCGGCAAGCTGAACGGCCAGCCTTGCGGTCTTGTCTGCCGTCCCTGTGCCGTGTGGCATTCCGTCAAGGTTTATGCTTACCGATTCCGCTTCGGCTCTCAAACGCTCTATTTCTGCCGTCAGCACCTTCAGCCGTGTCTGTATCATTCTGTAGTTTTCCAGATATTCTTTGGCTTCCATTTATTCGCTCCCAGGTGCCTTTCATCACCGTTTTCGTCTTTGACTATGCAACATATACAGTTCCGGCAATCGTTTCTGCATTCCCACTTGGAATTGAACGGTGTGTTGCACTTTTCCTTCGACCTACGCATTGGTTCATCGCATCTGTGGCTGATCACTATCGTCTTTGCGTAGAACATTCTTCTCCCCTTTCGCCCCATGAACAGAAGTCCGCATCTTTTACATTAAATTCATCAAGTTCACAATAATATGATGTGCCAACCTTTTGGCGATATCGGCAATCCTTACACCGCACGATTGGATAATGTTCATATTTGCATTCATCGTCAGCAAAGTGTGTTGTCTTATCGTAAGTGCAATAATATTTTGTTGGGTAACAAGTCAGCACTTCCAAGTATCTGCACTCAAAGCATCTCATTTTGAACCGCCTTTCAATTCTCGCAATCGTTCCACTTCTCTCATGAGCCTTGCCACTTCTTCTTTTGCGTTTTCTGTTCTTTGGTGTCGCTTTTCGTAACCATCAAGAAAAGCAAACCGTCCATCGTTACCAAAAAATGTCCACCGCAATTCCTCTGCCGTAGCCGTCTTGTACTCCGCATAAGCGGTCTGCAACGCACCCACCGCAGACTCAAACATGAGTTGATAGTTAGGTGTTGGCTCTCTCTTTGCCATTATTCCTCACCGCCTTTGAATGGTGAATCCGTTAACCACTCTGCAACTTCTTCATCTGTCGCTACTCTGATGTGGATTTCATCAAACAATGGTTTTGCCTTTGTCAGATATGACCACACATTAAACGCAACGACATCCGTGTTCTGTATCGTCAGCACTTGTTCCTCTCCGTCCTTGTAAGCGGTCATCATAAACCAATCCTTGTTCTCGTCAAATGCTTTCTCAATATCTGTCTTTCCCACACTATTCTTAATCATTCATAACCTCCGTTCGTGTATGGTGTCGGTAGTGGCATCCATGCGAGTACATCGTCATGGTATGTTGCTCCCCATTCGTCATCGTCTTCGTAGAATCTGCCTTTGTGGAATGTCAGCACTTCCGTATAGGTTTCATCTACATCAAGTGGAATCGTGCAGAGATAATCACCGCTTTCGCTCGGCAACCTCTCACTACATGGAATCCATCTCTGTACGGCATCGGCTGATGCAAATTCCTGTTTTAGATTTGCCCGTGTCAATTCGGCTGATGGGAGTGTCAATAATGCGTTCACCTCACTGCACCATTCTATTTGGCCGCATTTTGGATATTTCGCACCCTCGCAATCATCGCACATCGCCTCTATCGCATCTGCTCGGCTTATTAGGTCGGTTGATGTGGTCTTAATCGTGTACGGTGATGGAGCATAATCAATGCTGACTTTTGGCTTGTCTGCTGATAGTGCTTCTATTGCCATGTGCTGAGCCTGTTCTACTTCTTTTGCGTCTTCCATCATACTTTTGTTGAAATATTCTTCTTTGCGTATTTCAAACAAGTGATTAACCCACCATATTGCTTCTTCCCTTGTCATTTATCTACCTCGCTTTCTATATGCTCGTCTATCACATATATATCTGCGTTTTTGCCATAATAGTGTACTTGACCGCCTTTGCGTTCGCCATTATTGCAGTAACTGTGTCTTAACGTAGTTCTGTCGTGTGCTTTGCAATACCATAATGCTCCATGTTCATCAAGTGGTGCTGACTTTGCACAATCCATGCAATATACTGTCTGCTCACTTTCGGCTGATAATAGTGCTATTGCCGTTGCGAGTGCCTTTCGTTTTGCCGAATGGCTCGGGACACCGTGCTGTATCATTTGCTCTAACCACTCACCTAACTCGTATATGGTTTCATCTCTGGTCATTCTGTATCACCGCCTTTGCGTTCGCCCCATGCACAGAAATCCGTATCATCTATCGGTCTGTCATTGAGTCTGCACCAGTAATAGTGAGTACAATCGCCTTCTTCGTATCTGTGTCGGCAATCCTTACACCGCACCAATTCGGTCTGTAGTGCTTCTATTGCCATGTCAAGTGCTTCTTGCGTTTTCTCTTTGCCTTTAGGAGCAAAGTAAAAAACTTGTGTTTCGGTTAATATTGCTATTGCTTCTTCCCTTTTCATGCTCCTGTCACCTGTTCCCTTCCGTAGTTCTCCAGCCAAACTGTTGCTGACATTGTTATGCCGTGATGGTCTTCCCACCAATCAAGTGCTACATATTCGTTTCCTTCATGGCTTTTAATCCATCTCTCAAGATATTCTTTCCCTTCTTTGTTATTCGGCACTTGCCGTGATATTGTTTCTATAATTGTCATTTGTACCTCCTATCGTCACCAGCCACCAACAAAGCCAATGCCATCACTCCGAAGAATCCACCGACAAAGAAACCGATGGTGAATCCTATTACTCCGCTGCTCATGTTATTCCTCGCTTTCTTTCCCCAGCTTCGCTTCAAGGTCCTTTATTGTCGCATTCAGGATCGTGAAGATCTCGCCGTATTTGTCTATGGTTCTTTTCTGCGTGTCGATGATGTTCTTCAGCGTTTCAATCTGCCCGGCATCTTCTTCCGCAATCCGGCAGCGAATCTTCAGGTTGGTGTTTTCTTCCTTCAGCCGGACGATCTCGTCAGCCTGGCTCTGGATCTTCACAATCGCATCTTCATGTGTTGCGTAATTGAATACCAATGGTTTATTCATTCAGGCCCTCCATTCCGTCCAGATCTATCACGCCTATCTCGTCCTTTGCTGATTGTTCGCCTTCGGAATATCCGACCTCGTATCCTTTCAAATAGCCTTCTTGCCATCCTTCGGTCCGTCCGATTTCCTTTCCGTACTTCAGCATATCTTCCAGCCTTCTGTTCTGGTCTTCCTGTTTCTTCAGCTTTTCTGCTGTTACTCCGGCTTCATAGCCTTTGTTGTAAATTTCGTCAAAGAATATCATGTTCTACCTCCCATGCTTGATATAGTTTTGCCCATTGGTCAAACTCCATTGTGACCAATACGGCACAGTTGTTCTTCTTGTGGATCACCACAGGAATTTCTTCTTCCCTTGCATCCGCTTTCGCTTGTGACATTGCATCGTACAAGTTCAGCTTTTCCACCGCCTTGCATTCAATGTGCAAATACGGAACACCGACCACATCAGCGTCACCGTTAGCACCACAGTATTGCTGACCTCTTCGTGCAGCGTAGCCGATTGAACGGAACAACCCAGCCACAAGCAATTCAAAGCGTTTGCCTTTTTTTCTGCTATTTGTCATAGTTTATTTACCTTTGGGCATTTGTGCATCTCACACCATTCATACCCGTATACTGATTTGTTAATTAAGCAGATTCTGTTTCCTCCATATTCGTTTGTGTCCATATGTGGGCATAACAACTTAATTTTAGCGAATCTCCATAATGTCCAAATCTCTTTTAGCCATACCCAAATCATAGTGCCACCCCCTAAAACGGAATATCTTCTTCGTTCAGTTCCGTGTAGCCTTCGGCATACGGCACTTCTTCAGGTGCTTCTTCAGGTGCTTCTTCTTCAGGATGCCATGAAAGAATCTGCCATACGATGTAGTTGCGGTTCTGTCCGTCCACCGTCCTTGCCTTGACCACAGGAAATGCCTTGTACTCTATCTGTGTGTTGTTCGGAACACTCTCGCCTGTCTTGAAGCGGATCGGCTGGTAAGCGTTGATCCATTTGCTGTCTTTGTCCTTTGAGGAAATGCCCAGCGTGTATGATGTCCAGCCTTCGTGTTCTTTGGCGAACACTCGCCCTTTTCCTTCTATCGTTGCTCCCATGTCTGCACCCCTTTCTTACTTATCCCATGTGACATACTTGAGTGCGAATGCCACAAGCATTGTTGCAACTTCTGTCATCGTCATGCCGGACTTCTCTGCAATGTCACGAATCGCTTCCCATTCATTCGCCCTGACACCAACGCTTTTGCCGTTGTTCACATACTTTGAATCGGCTTTCCTTGTAAAAGTGATGTTGTCCATATTAGTATTCCTTTCTTAATATATTTAGATATATAGATATAGAGTATTAGTATTGTTATTATTATTGTTATTGTTATATTTATGATATGAAGTTCATATCTTGAGTGATATGAAGCACACATGAATAACATATGATTTACATATGATGCACATATCATCCTGTTGTGAGTTTGATACGTTCTTCAAGTGATAACGCTTCCCACTCATTTTGGCTCATGCCGTGATACTGTCTGTTGTTAGACCTTGAAGCCGAATACTTCCGCTTCCGTTCTGTTTCATACTCCATGCGTGGATTGATGTACACGTTGCCCTTCTTCTTGAATTTCTTCTTCACCTTCGGTGGAAATTCTCGCCACTCGTCAGGCTCTATACCGCCTTCAATGAATTGATTGTTCAATGCTCGGATGTAGATGCCAACTTCTTCATCGGTCATCTTCCTTGTACCAGCCATGAAGGATTCTGGATACCAATTCACGCACGGACACTTCAATTTGTCCATTACACTCTCCATTCAAACTTTCCGTTCAGCCACACGTTTTCATCGCATCTGTCATCGTAGAACCGACCGAAGAGCCGATACCAATCATCTCGGTCACCCATCTGTGCCACTTCAATGAAGTATTCCTGGCACTTCCGCTTCAGCCAATGGTCAAGTTCCATCCAATTTTTATCTGTCCGGTAAGCTCCATTCGGATGCACCGACCTGTGAAGCGGAACACAGAAGTTGAACAGTTCGCTTTTCTTTCGGTCTGTTCCACCGAAGATGTGATGGATCTCTATGTCACGTTCCATGCCTGTGACGATGCACTTGCCCATTTTGTCCGTGAATATGCTGTGCAGCTCTTTCATTCCTTGTCCTCCTTCGCATTGAGCATTGACAGGCAGTCGCTCCCCTTCTTGCTTGCGAGTGCGGAAAGCGTCTTGATCTGCTTTTCTGTTATCGGTTCGTTTGCCTCTTGCTGCATGAGTGCGTTCCCAAGTTCTTCAGCCGAACACACAGATGTGTCAATGCCGAATCCGGCCATCCCCAATGCTCTGCCAACGGCAGAAGTTTCACAGTTCTCAATGTAGGATGTTTTGTTGATGAAGGAAGACGATTCCTTTTCATAAGCGTGACCTGTGCCCAACAAATTGTTGGTTACATGGTCACCGTTTGCATGAACGGTTGCCTTGAAGACGCAAACACCGTTTTCGTTTGAAACCATTTCCGTGTAAATTGACCCCTCAGGATAAACCATGCGGAATGCCTTTATACGCTGGTTTACTTCAGCATATTCTTTGCCTTTGATATTGGTTGTTCTGATTGCTTCGTTTGCCCTTTGCAAATCTTCAAATGTTGCCATCCTGTGCCTCCATTTCTCTTATAAACATTTCATCCCTGTAAGAATCGTAGTCCGCTTCTGCCTTCTCCCATCTGCGTCTGTATTCTTCGTCAGGAATGTATTCCTTGCATTCTTCGCACCCATCGCATTCACGGCTTGGTGCGAGTACACACATATATGCCATTGTCAGTTCCCCCTTGCAAAATCTAAAAATTCATTGAATGCCATCTGCCGTTCCTTCTTCTTCGCCTTTGAAGATTCAAGCTGCGGATTTTCTTCCTGTACCTTCTGCCGTGTTCTGCGGATGGTTTCAAATGATGGAAGGCCAAGTTCCTTGTGATTCCTCATTACGTCAAGAAATCCGTTTTCATAACCGATTCCGTAATATGTGTGATAAACCATACCGATCAGAAGGAAATCATCGTCACGAAGACAAGGATGCTTTTCCAGAAGATGCTTCACGTTGGATT